GCTCCGGGGGGAGAGTTGAGGTGGGGGGGAGCATAGCATGGGGATCGGAGATTGGGTAGAAAAATGTTGAATGATGGGGATAATTGAGTGCAAAAGTCTTGCATTGAGTCGCTGTTTTGGGCAGGACGGCACGCGTAGTCGCCCGGATAGCATCCGGGTTTGTTGGGGGAATTTCTTGATCCAGTTTTTGGAAAAACGGTCTTTTTTGTATTCAGTTTTACATGTAAATGTGGATAACTCCTGTGGATAAGTCGTCAAAACAGGCAAAAGTGTTGCGTGGTGGCTACAAAACCGGGGAATGTTCTGGAAAGTTCTAAATTCTGAGGGGTGCTTGGAACACGGCAAGTTGTTGATTTATAAAGGAAAAGTGGAGTTATCCACAGGAATGTGGTTTGTAGCAGCCATAATCATTCAGTCCAGGGGAGCTTGCCCCCTCATTGAGAACGTGGAAAACCGGGGTTTCCGGGGGTTTCGATTTAGGGGAACTACTAGCTGGGATATGAATGAAATTCTAGAAGAAGAACTTAGAACAAAGGAACAAACCGGCCCGGGCTGGCCCGCTGCCTTCCTCGCCCCTGCTTGGGACCGGGTGTCGGCGTGGGGCGGCGATGTGGACTTATAACGTGTTATAAAAAGTGTAGTTAGCGTTGCGCGATGCGTGCGCAGTATGCGCGGGCTCGCGTGCAGGCGTTGGGGCCTCGTACTCGCGTGCTGGCGTGCCGCTCGCGTACTCTTGACACCCGGTCCCGACCGGACACAAAAAAACCCCGCAGGGCGTGTACCCTGCGGGGTCTAGCAAAGCCGTTAGGCCTTGCGATGCGCACGAATCAGTGCAATCATTTCGAGAGCCGCGTTCTCAAACCGGTCAACGTTGACAACGTCAACCAGTGTCGTTTTCTTTGCAATCATCCCTTGCAGAATGACGACAGGATCGGCTGCCTCGATTACCTTCTGCTCCGCCTCGGCCTTCTTTGTGCCGCGCGCCTTGGGATCGCCAAGCTTGCGCAGGTGCCGCGCAATCAGGCCGATATACGCGCCGATATCACGTTGCCGCTTGGCACGAAGCCCCTGCTCAGCATCGGACAGGTCTGCAACATCGTGCCCCTTGGTTGCCAGCAAGCGCTGGTGATTCGCGGGCCATGATTCGATTACTGCGCGCTTCACTGCCGCATAGTATTCGGGCACCTTCGTCTCGCCCGACAGATGCTCGGCCCGAACCTGCGCCTTCCAGAACAGGCCCGCGATTTTGGACCACGTGCGATCCGCCTTCGCTTGCACGTCGTCGGCCTTGGACAGTTCACTGATTGCGCCTACCGCAACGAGGGCAGCATAGACGCTATCGACTTGGGAGCTGTTCAGTTCTACCTTCATGACATATCCTTTCCAGGGTTGGTTGAGTGTAGGTTTGTCACGCCTACACTATAGGGAAACGCGTGTTTTTATAAGCGTTATAAGCCGGACCCACCGCACCCGGAGCCCCCCTAATCGCAATGGGTCCCTCGCGCGGCGCTTCGCGCTGCATTTTTCCCGCGCTTAGCCCAAAAAATCCTTGACCCACGCCGCGTTTTGCGTACAATAGCAGAACCGCCCCCTAAGGAGTGTCTTATGACTGAAGCTGAAGCAATCAAACTTGGTTTATCTAGTTATGATTCTACGAGCCCGTGCAAGTACGGGCACATGACTAAACGTCGTGTGTTTACAAATGAATGTGTAACGTGTAAACAGCTACGCGATAAGTCTAGGAGGAGGGCACTGCGAGAGAACACTTTTAAGCAATTAGGGAACATGGCTGACAACCCTTTATATAGTGTGTACCGGGCGATGATGAATAGATGCTACAACGAAAGTACGTCGTGTTGGAGTAATTACGGAGGACTTGGTATAGTAGTATGTGATAGATGGAGAAAAGGTGATAGCATCAAAAAAGGATTTTGGTATTTTGTAGATGACATGGGGGAGCGTCCAGCAGGTACAACACTTGATCGCATAGATAGTTCGGGTAATTACGAACCATCAAATTGTAGATGGGCTACAGTAAAAGAACAGACTCAAAATAGACGCAGATACGGAACCGTTAACCCAGGAACAAAAGAAAGAGACTATAGAGCGGCACAAAAATAAATCCGCCAAACCTACCCCCACCCACCCCCTTAAATAGAAACGCCCTCCGTCAGGAGTCCCAGAATCCCGACGACCATACCCATCACTTGCAGAAAAACGAGACGGGGGGTACCATCCGCTGCCACTCCCTGCGCACCCTCGGGGGTCAGATGATCAATTGCCCTGTTGACGAGTTCATTCCACTGCCGACCAGCCCCAGCCGGTCTGCCAAGACTTCGGGTATGGGGTACCGGGAAGTCCGTGAGCGCGCTCGCGCTGCATGTGCCGCCGCCCTCCTGTTGAACGCCGAGGGGTACTCCGACCCCCCTGCCGATATGGAGTTCGTCCAAGTGGTCGCGCAGAACAACCTGCGCCGCCTGTCAGAGGGGGCCACAGTTCCCGCAAAGGAAATGAACGCAACGGTCAATACCCCCGAGGGTGCCCTCTACGTGGACAGCCTGCTGGCTGCCTACGACATGGCCGTGGTGAAGGACTCCAAGCGCCTGCGCCACTACGTCACCAACAAGCTCATCCTTGAGGCTGAGAACCCCGACCCGCGCATCAGGATGCAAGCGCTCGCCCTGCTTGGGAAGATCAGCGATGTGGGCCTGTTCACCGAACGCACCGAGATCACCGTCAACAATCGGTCCACCGTCGAGCTTGAGAACTCCCTGCGAGACAAGCTGCGCCGCCTGATGAACCCGGGCGACGTTGAAGATGCCCGCGTAGTCTCCCCGCCGCTCGACACGCCCGTCTTGGTACCCCCTAGCATCGCGCTGGCGGACCTGTAACGTGGTAATGCTCACCGAGACCGAGATCGAGGCTCTGGCTGCCAACATCGGCCAGTTCTCCCCCGAGGAGCAGACTCAGATTGCGGTCATCATCGATGAGCTTGAGCGTCGGAAACAGGCCAAACTCTGCCAAGACAGCCTGATTGAGTTCTGCAAGTATATGGACCCGACATATGTCGTGGCTCCTCACCACAAAAGACTCGCAGAACTGCTCACTCAGATTGCCTACGGTCACAAAGACCGCATCGCAGTATCAATTCCGCCCCGCCACGGTAAGTCCCACCTCGTCAGTACGCTGTTTCCAGCATGGTTTTTGGGTAAATTCCCCGGCAAAAAGGTGCTGATGGTGTCCCATACGGGGGATTTGGCGGTCGATTTTGGTCGAAAAGTGCGAAATATCATCGCAGACCCCCGATATACGTCCATTTTCCCTGGAATTACCCTCGCTGCCGACTCAAAAAGTGCTGGTAGATGGTCCACGAACCACGGCGGGGAGTATTTTGCCACCGGTGTGGGTGCCGCACTGGCTGGACGGGGTGCCGACTTACTCTTGGTTGACGATCCGCACTCGGAACAAGACCTTTTGGCGGGTAATTTCGAGGAATTGGAGAAAACCTACCAGTGGTTTGCCTTCGGTGCGCGTACTCGCCTGATGTCAGGGGGCCGAATCGCAGTAATTCATACCCGGTGGCACCAAGATGACCTCATTGGGCACCTCGTCAAGGACGGTGCCAATAACCCCAAGGCGGACCAGTACGAGGTTTTCGAGTTCCCCGCCGTCATGACCACCACCGTCAACACCGACGAGGGCGAGAAGGTCGTAGAGAAGGCTCTGTGGCCCGAGAAGTTCGATCTGGAGGCGCTGGAGCGCACCAAGGCGTCGATGCCTGCGTTCCAGTGGAACGCCCAGTACATGCAGAACCCCACCGGGGAGAAGGGCGCGATCATTCAGCGCGACTGGTGGATGCCGTGGACGAAGGACGACCCACCCACCTGCGAGTACATCATCATGGCCCTGGACGCCGCTGCGGAGAAGAACAACCGGGCGGACTTCACGGCACTGCTGACCTTCGGCGTGTTCAGCGACGACAACCTGACGGACGGGGCGCAGCACATCATCCTGCTCAACGCGATCAACATCCGGGTTGAGTTTCCCGAGTTGAAAGACCTCGCCATCCGAGAGTGGAAAGAGTGGAACCCCGACTCGTTCATCGTTGAAAAGAAGTCCAGCGGCACGCCGCTGTACCAAGAACTGCGTCGGATGGGTATCCCGGTGCAGGAGTTCACGCCGAACCGTGGCACAGGCGATAAGATCGCCCGACTGAACGCCGTTGCGGATATCATCCGCTCGGGTATGGTCTGGTACCCGGAGGGACGCAGGTGGGCCGAGGAGGTTATCGAGCAGTCGGTGGCGTTTCCTTACGGGTCGCATGACGACCTCGTGGACTGCCTATCCATGTGCCTCACCAGATACCGTCAGGGCGGGTTTATTACTCTGCCGTCTGATTATCGAGACCCAGAATACCTGAACCGCCCGCGACGGGCGGCGTATTATTAACCGGACACTATCATGGCGATTTCCCCTGC